CCACGTTGTTGCCCGCCTGCCGGGCCGTGGTTATGATGTCGGCGCGCCAGCTGGCAGGGCGGTTGACGCCGAAGATCGTGGCTCCGTCCACCCTCTGACCGATGGCCTCCATCACGCGGGGCTGGACTTCGCCCAGGATATCAAAGCTGGCGTCTGCCACCACGGCTTCGGGAATGGGCACGATAACGGCCAGCTCCTCGGCAGTGATGTACACGTTGTCCCACGCCTGCTCGCTCGTCTGCTTGAAGCCGGTATCGCCGTTGACCCAGTAAGCCATGGGCAGCATGTCCAGCACGGGGATGCGGGTCTGCTTGCTGGTCATGTTGGGCAGCTTGCGGGCCAGCCCCATAAATACGGACTGCTTGGGCGCGTCCTGCTGGATGGTGTTGATCAGCTGCTCCTGGATGAGCGCTTCCGCCTGCTGGCGGGAAATCATGTTAGGCATTCTTTATGCTCCTTTCTTATTCTGCGCGGCCGAAGAAAGACCGCAGGGCCTCATTGGCTGCTTCCTTTTTGTCATCTCCACCCACCTCGTGGGCGTTCTGATGGGACAAGCCGGTCTTGATGGGCTTCTGCGCCTCAAAGAGGAAGGCCGTGTCCTCCCCCTTCTTCAGCTCGCCCAGCTGCTTGTCCAGGCCGACGATCTCGCCGCCCGCGAAGGTCAGCTTCTCCCGGTCCAGCATTGCCATGACCGCTTTGGTGTTTCGCGGGCCGGCGGCGGCTACCGCCTTTTCCAACGCAAACTCAAATTGCTGGGCCTCCAGCTTTTTCTGCGCGGCCTCCGCCTTCTCCTTCCACGTGGGGTCGTATCCTTCCAGCTTCTTGTTGGCATCGGTCAGCTGGCCGGACAACGTTTCCACCTGGCTTTTCGGCACATAAGCCCCGCCGGCGGCGTTGACCACCTGGAAGCCCTTCTCCTTGGCAGCCTCGGCCAGCTGATCGTAGGTCAGCGCCTGGCCGTCCGGGAAAAGTTCCTCGAGAAATTCCACATTTGATCTCCTTTCGTTAAATTGCATGAAAAAGGACACCCTTTCGGATGTCCTGAATCAATTTGAGCATAAGAAAACCACCGCCCCATAAGGTTGGTGGCTTTCCCGCGTTTTATTGTGCCAAGTACTTTCGTGTGTGCTCCGTCTGCTCAAAGCGCAGTCCAGTCGCGGTTTTGAATATTCGTAGTGTCACAGGGGCCGGGGTATCGTCCAGCATCCCGGAGCCGCCCTTAGCAGGGTCATGAAACTGCAAAAAGACCATCTCATTGTTAAAGCTCTTCGGGGCTTGAAACACCTTCCGGCTGCTTAGTCCATTCTCAGCACAGTACCGCTCGATATCGTCCTTGTAATCGTTCAATATCTTACACATGCTTACCCCTCCTTGCTGAATTGCAGATGCTTCCCTAGCGAATTATAAATCGCGCTTGATCCTTGCTTGAAACATTTCAATATCTGGTAATCTCCATTGGATGCGCCCAGGCAATTGTAATCTGTACCTGGATGCGTGTGGCCGCTCCACCGGTACCCATCCTGCGCCAGCTTACTTGCTTCGCGCTGCGTAATGTTGACATGGACGTAATCACCACGGACGATCAGGCGCTCAGCGCCCTTTGTAAACATCGAAAACTCATCACCCGTTTTTGCTGTAAGCGCAGCCAAATCTACCATGCCAACAGACTTTTTGGGAACCAATATTCTGCTGTCGTACTCTGGCATTCGGTCAAGGAGTATCTGCTGACGGTTATTTAGACTAACATCATAGTGCAGTATTGCGCCAGGCTTTCCTCTGCCTGTATTCCTCTGCTCAATAGGGCTGTCAATACTGCTTATCGTCATTCTCCCACCGCCTGTTTTTATTATACCAGAACCGGAGGCATTTGCAAGCACCTTCGTCGCTATCTGCTCCCGGTCCCCCTGTCGCTTTAATCCGGTCTGACGCAGGAAATCTTTTTGTGTTTCCTGCCACTGCCGTATCTTGGATGCACTCTCGGATGTGTCCAGGCCAGCGGCAGCCATTGCTGCGTTTTCCCGCTTCCAACGGCGGATCTGCCGTTCTACGTACCGCTGCTGCCGGGTCGCTTCGTATTCGGTCATTTTCTGGCCGTTATACTCGTAGTCCTTTGCCTCAAAGTCTTCCAGCATCTGTTTGCTGTAGGTCTTCGGGTCCCCCTCAAAGTAAGGGGAAAAAGAATGCCTGCAGTTCCATCCGCCCAGGCCCGACCCGCTTCCGTAGCCTGTAGAGCTGACGAAGTCAGGGTACCGGTCCGATTTCCCTGAGCGGCTGAATATCTGCCCCTGCCAAACCGCATGCTCCGGGCGCGCGCCGGCGTGAGCTGTGGTCTCCACCAGATCGCATCCCATCTCATCGGCCAGGGCGTCCTGGAGCCGGAGCGCCGTCTGGTTGACACCGGTCACGGTGGCCCTGCGTACGGCCACCTCCAGCGTGTCGCTGTGCCCGCTTGGATACTGGATGGACTTCACGCCTTTCTGAGACAGGTCTTTCACCGCCATGCGTATCGCCGTATTAGAATCGAAGGCCCCGCTGCTGATCTGGAGCCACGCGCGGTCCAGAGCGTCTTCAAACTGCTTGGAGGCCGTGTTGGCCGTCGTGCGGCTCAAATTGACGAACAGGCCGCTGGTCTGCCGCAGGCCGGCGCGCAGGACCTTCTGCAATTCTTTGGAGGCGGCAAGCGGAGGAGGGTCCAGCCCGTGCTCCCGGTAGACCGCCACGTCAAAGGACAGCGCCTTTAACCCCGCCTCTTCCATGAGCCGCTCCAGCTCTGCGGTGGTCTTCCCGGTCCGGGCGGACAGCGCTTTTATCACATAGCTGTGGAAGTTGCCAAGTTCGATCAGGGCTTTCCGCTGATGCTCAGCCGCAGGAATCCAGTAATCGTATGCAGCGATCCGCCTGGCCATATCCGCCAGGATGTCCTGCTCCACCTCACTGTACAGCTCGACCATGGCGGCCGGCAGCTGCTCGATATACTTGGGCTTAAGCATCAGCCCCTACCGCCAAAGAGGTCTTCTTCCGGCTCATCTTGCACCACCATGGATTTTGCAGTTGCCTCGTCCTCTCCGAAAAACCTGACCCGGTATTCCCATTTTTGCCGGACGCCGTCCCGGATTTCCTGGAGGAAGCGCAGTTTCTCCGCGCCGGTGTCTTCGATGATGCTGTCATCGAAATTAACCGTCACCTCCTGCTCTCCCAACCCAAGCAATTCCGCCACCGCCTGGGTCATTCCGATCAGCGCCCCCTCCAGCAGCAGCTCATGCTTCTTCAGGCTCTGGAACAGGTCGGATTTTTCGCTGACTACCTCTGTGGCGGTCTTGACCTCCCCGTCCTTGAAGTTGTAGCGGTCCCGGCCCATTCCGCACTTGAAGGACAGCAGGTTGAGCGCTGTCTGCACTCCGGCCTCATGCGCCTCGTAACGCAGCTCCATGTTGTGCTCTTCAATCTTATTTTCGCCCTGATCCACTGAGGGGATCGCATAGAACTCGGTATCATTGTCGTCAAACACCGGCGTGACGCTCCCGTCCTCTTCCATGGCCATCCGCGCCATTGTTACGGGGACCGTGATCCTCTTTTTCCCGAGCCGGAACTCATTGCAGTAGGAATCATACACAAGGTCGAGCCCTTCCAGCTGATCCAGGGCGTTGGCGTATACCGAGATTCCAAGGGGGCAATCCGGCGCGAAATTATTTGCGATATTCGGACGGATGATTTGAAACAGAGGCGTGGGGGACTTGGTTTCAACCCGCTCCTTCACATCGTCCGGCAGCGCGATTTCCGCAAGCGCCGTCCCGTTTCGGCGGAACAGATGATTTTCAATCACATAGCGACCGCGTTCCAGTGTATGGATATTCAGGTATACATGCTTTTCCTGTTTCGCCGTCCGCTCACTGCCGAACGCGCATTGCGTGATGCGGCCGTTGTCCCAGGCCAGGGGGTAGACCATCCCGGCACGAATATAATCGATCTTGACCTCGTCGCCTTCTTTGCGCTCAACAAAAGCGCCGGTACCAAGCGCAAACGCCTGCTCCAACAGCTGGTTTCCCCTCACCCGGAATTGGTTGGCATCCAGCACGGACCACACCCGCTTTTCTGCGGACTTTTTCTTGAGCGCTATTCCGACTTTCTCGTTCAGCGCCAAATTGGCCCAATCTTCCGCCACCGTTTTCGCCATCCCAAGGCTTTTCCGGGTGCGCCGGATCTTTTTGCGGCCGTTGTATTGCCGGTAGTCGTGGAACGAAGGTACATACCCGCGGTACCACTTCTGCCACAGGTCGATCTGGCTGTAGAAATCATCTTCCACGCAATCGTACCCCAGCCCCTTTAAATACTGCGTAATTGCTTTCATCCGTTCACCCCATCAGCCCGAGATACAGGATGTCCTCCTGGACGCTCTCGGTGGAATATTCCATGCTGTCCAGGCTGTCGATATTGGTCGTTCCGTCATCCAGCCGTACGTCCTTCGTCGGGTCCTTGCTGTCATAGACCGCCTCGCTCATGGCCTTAATAGCCGCTGTGCAATGCCGTAGGACCTTAAACCGCCCCTGCGCCATTAAGCTGTTGTAAAAGGCAATGCGATCGTTGATAGGCCCCTTGCGGGCATTGCGAACGTCGACCCCCAAATGCGCCCGTGCAGCAGCAATGACCAGCCCCTGGATCAGCGTCTGCTCTGCGCTGTCGCAGAACGCCTCGTACACCCGGTACCGGCTCTGGGCCCGGCGGACAAAATCGACAAACGCGTCCTCTACCTGCTTGGGCGAGAGCACGCCATCATCCCGGTTGTTGTGATAATACTCATCCAGAAGGATCACATCCCGCATGCCGGGCGTGAAGCCGGTCAGCGTGAAGCTGTGGGCCGAGCCTGTTCCGCCGAAGTCAACGCCGATCACTGCGTATTGGATCGTCGGCGCGGCGTCGATCAGGAACGCGTCCGTGTCGTTAGCAAACTGCGGGTAGACGACGCCCTCCGCCGCCACCCAAAGCCCCAGTATGTAGCGCTTATAAAAAACGCCCGTGTACATGGCACGGTAGCGTTCTTTGATGCGCTCCGACAAACTCAGGTTATCGTCCATAGTGAAGTGCAGGTACAGAAGGCGCTTCTCCTGCCGCTTGTCTACCCAGTCCTTTTTGAACCAGTGGGCGGGATTGGACGGGTTGCAGTTAAACCAGTATTTGGACCCCTCTACCGAGCAGCGGCCCGTGGCCTGGTTGACGAAGCTCTCCGGCATCAGGGCCACCTCGTCGAAGAGTACCCCTGCCAGCGTGATACCCTGGATCAGATCCTGGGATCGTTCATCCTTGCCTCCAAAAATGTAAAAATAGTTCGTGACGGGGCCGCGGCGTACCTCCAGCAGGTTATCCGCTCGCCGATCCGTGAAGCGGTATCCGCGTGAGAGCAGCATAAGCTTCAGCGGCGTGAGTACATTGCGCCGGAAAGACCCTATGGTCTTGCCGCACATGGCGAGATTCTCGCCCTGGAACGAGGTCATGGCCCACAGCACAAAGGACAAGGCCATGGAAATTGTCTTCCCGGACCGGATCGCACCATCGGCAATAATGCCGTCCATGTCGCAAACGCCCGATTCCTGTGTCCACCAGCTTAACACCTGCTTTTGTTTTCTGGAAAATGCCCGGAATCGGAAGACAGCGTGTTTTACGGCTGCCATACCTTATCGGCCTCCGCCCTCAGCGCATCCAGGAATCCATCATCTTCTGGCCCGCCGTCCGGGCCATCGCCCCGCAGCTTGGCCGTGCTGGCCCGGAGATTATCGATCCTGGCCTGCTGTTCAGGCGTGGCGAGCTCCATGTGATCCGTCAGCCATTGCAGCGCCCGCATCCGGTCGGACAGTTTGATCTTTGCTCCGTCCCGGCCCTGTGACACTTCCGACAGGATGCTCCCGTCCACCTGATCGGACTCCGTCAGCCGCACCGTATTTACCCGCTTTGTGAGCGGTATCTTCTCTCCGGTATCCGGATCAGGTACCATCACCGGGCCGTACATCGCCATCACAGGCTGTTCCTCCTGGCCGAAGGACACATAGTCGGTCAAATCAGCAAAGGCAATATCCATGTATTTCTGGAACAGGTCTTCCGGCTCCAAAAGCGCTTTCCCATACCGCATCTGCTTGAGCCTGGTGATCTCCTCCCGGACACTAGGCTTTACCAGAAGCGCCGGCCCTTCCGCATTGGCGACCGCATAACTGCACCCATACGCCTTCTGGTATGACCGCGTCGCGTTAAATGACCTGGAGTAATACAGGCAGAAAAGGCGCTGTGAATCTGTGAGGTCCGGATTCTTCATCACGCTCACCACTTCCGGCGGAGGTGTTTTCCGAACGCTCGCTTTCTTCCCCGAACGCTCGCCTTTATCCGAGCGTTCGCTACCCCAGGCCCCTGTGCTTTTCCAGCGGCGGACGGTTCCGTCCGGGACGCCTAATTGCGCGGCGATCTCCACCAGCTTCATACCTGATTCAAAAAGCTTCTTGGCCTTTGCCGCTTTCTCATTTGGCGCCCTTGACACCGATATCACCACTTTCCCGCTAAAACAAAGAGCCGCCCCGCCGTAGCGTTGCAGCTCCAAAATTTGTTGAGTTATTTGCAGAAATCGCTTGACATATGCGCATTAAATGCGTATAATATACTTGTAGGGAGGAGAGAGAATGAAACGCAGAGACCTGATAAAACTCTTTGAAGCAAACGGTTGGTGGCTCCTCCGAAGCGGCGCGAATCACGACATCTATACCGATGGTAAGCGGTCAGAGCCAATCCCAAGGCACTCTGAAATCAAAGAACAGCTAGCAAAATCCATCATCCGGCGGCAGGGGCTGAAATAAGCCCCTCTCCGTCCTATACAGGAGGTTTTGTCATGAAACAAGTGTATCCCGTTATCCTCCACCCGGAAGCGGAAGGCGGATACTCCGTCTTCGTTCCCGATTTGGATATTGGTACCCAAGGCGAGAGTGTTGCAGAGTGCATCGATATGGCTCGTGACGCGATTGGCCTTTGGGGTATCTGTGAGCAAGACGAAGGGCGCGCTATCCCACTTCCATCTGGCCTGACCCATCACCACGAGGAAGGCGAGATCGTCACTCTGGTGGACATTGATTTCGACGCATATCGTCGCGCTCAGGATATGAGGACTATTCGAAAGAACGTCACAATCCCGAGCTATTTGAACGATATGGCAGACCGAGCTGGCATCAACTTTTCTCAAGTGCTCCAAGAGGGCTTAAAGCAGCGGCTCGGAGTCCAATGACAGACCGCGTAGACCGCCGGAAGATTATCCCTCCGGCGGTCTTGTTTTCGGCCGTCCTCTTTGGGTGCCTCTCCACCCTCATGCGGATGGTTGAGACGTATTGCCCGATACTACCGCCTCGGGGCCGGGCGGTGGAGGTAGACTGGATACAGGCCGGGACCGGCAGCTTTCCCACCAGTCCCTAGTCTAGATGATATCAGGTATCAGGGTGGGCTTTCAAGGGTCAATTCATCCAGCGCCTGCCCATGCAGCCTGCGCACCCATCGCGCATCAAAGTTCATATTCACCGCGATCCGTTCCCACGTCATTCCGTCTATGTACCGATAGCGCAGCAGCATCCGCAGCCGTCCGTCCGGGACGGAGGCAATGGCGTCCTCGATCTCGCGCCGCAGGCGGATCGCCTTCAGGCGCTCAGCACCAAGCTTGTCCGCCATATCCACGATCGCCTCGACCGCCCGCTCCAGTGTGCGCCCGTCTCCGCCGCCGCCTGAGGTCCGTTTCAATACCATGGTCGCTCTCTCCGCGCAGCTGTACAAACGGGTTATCTCCAGATCCAGCCGGGCCGCCTCTGCTTCCGCCTCCCGGTACTGGTTCAGCTTCGCTTTTTTCTCCTGATTGGTCAAAATGACTTGCTCCCTCCTGCCGCGTATTTTTTCAATCGGGCCTTTACAGCCTCCATCATGGCGTCCTGGCTGTTGGCCTTGGCCTGGGTAGATCGGCGGGCGTCTTCGTCCATCGTGCCCTCCGCAATCAGCCAGATTACGCTTACGGTCTCCTGCTGGCCCTGCCTGTTTAGGCGGTCAATCAGCTGCTCATTCAATTCTTGGTCATAAGTAGGGCTAAACCACACAATGATGTGCCCCCCGTCCTGGAGGTTAAGGCCGTGTCCTGCTCCAGCTGGATGGACCAGCAGCATGGGGATTTCTCCCCGGTTCCATGCCGCTATCGTTTGGCTGTCTTTCAGCTTCACCGCTTGGGGGAAGCGGGCCAGGATGCGGTCCCGCTCATGCTGGAAATTGTAGGCTACCAGCACGGGTTCCCCGTTGGTGCCCTCCATGATGTCCTCCAGGGCATCCAGCTTGGCGGTGTGCAGCTCATGGGCGACGTGGTCTTCGTCATAGACGGCTCCGCCGGCAATCTGCAGCAGCTTACCGTTGACAGCGGCCGCACTGCCGGCGTCAATGACCTCCCCGGCCAGCTCCAGAATGGCCTCCCGCTCCATATCGTCATACTGCGCCCGCACCTCCGGGGACAGCACCACTGGCCTGACAGTCTCCACCAGCTCCGGCAGCTTCAAATAGTCACGGGCCTGCATGCTCACGCAGATGTCAGAGATTTTGCTATACACCTCATCCTCCGCCCCCGGCCTGGGGGTCCACTCATAGACCACGTAGCCGTTGCGGCGGCCGGGCGTGAAATATCGGTTTTTGTACTCGGTCATGGTCTTGCCCAGGCGCTCCCCCCG